TATCGGTTCCGTATGCGGATCTCTCAGATAGCTCGATTCGTCCTGTGTTGAGTATGTTCGCGCTGGGATTGTATGTGATACCTGCGTCCGAATACACGGAGACATTACTCCCAGTTGTTGTGCTGAGGAAAGGAACTCTGTAGTCAGCGGATGTACTGTTCGCTGTGATCGTTACGGTATTGGCAGATGTGGCATTCGTCGCAGTGGTTGCGTTCCCACTAAGAGCACCACTGAACGTCGTTGTAGTCAGCGTGTTCGTCGAGGGGTTATAGGTAAGGCCGCCGTCCGTCTTGTCAGGCAAGTTTCCGCTGGTAGCAGTCTTAAAAGATACATAATGGGTTGCGTTGGTTGAGGTCGTTGCAGTCGATATATTCGTAGCGTTAACAGCGTTTGTAGCGTTATCGGCATTTGTGGCGTTATCGGCATTTGTGGCGTTATCGGCATTTGTGGCGTTATCGGCATTTGTGGCGGTATCTGCACTGCCAGCATGCGTAGCGTTAGTAGCCGTAGCTGCATTTCCGGTGATGTCAGCATCTATAGTCCCACCGCCTTGCACGATCAGGTTTGCGCCATCCGTCAGCTCTAGGTCCTGATTCAAATTGAGTTTGTATGGGAGCGTCCAAGTAGCCATCGTATACATATCCACGAGAAAGTTAATCCGAGGGTATGAATGTAGTGGATGCGCGTCTATACGACGACCCACTCTTTGTTGGGTCGCAACGCGATGGATGTGGACAGTGATGTCGCACAACATGATTGGGGCATGACACCGAACAGGGTTAGCGCCTGCTCTCCCATACAGAGTGCCCATTTGCCTGCTGAGAACGCGATAGCTGCGAGTTCGTTTGCTAGCACACCCTCCTCAAGAATTATGACATCACTCTTGCAAGCTGCGTCAACTGCTTTCGGAAGGCTGTCCCTGGAGTTCGGCATATCCACAACCGATATATCGCAGTTCTTGAACGCATCAAATCCAACCGTTTCTATTCTCGCGGCGGACGCCTGTTGAACAGCTGATCTGTGACTGGTTACCAGACATACTTTCTTTCCAGTAAGCAGATCTGTCCATCTCGTCTTATGGAACGCCATCGCTATTGCTGAGCATAGGTCGACGTCGAACGCCGGCTGATGGAAATTAATATCACAGAAGGCATAAGTCACTCTATCGTCAGTAGTCTCATCAGATGCCGGACCAGTCCAAAAGCGTTGCTCGCAAGTCCTTATAGCGCCAAGTAGCGCGTGAGCAGTGGTATGTAGATCCGAGTCAGGGCCTGGATTGAACCCGAAACGCGTTCTCAGTATGTGTCTGCAGTCTCCAGGACGGCCAGACACTGCTGTGACGGCTGCTTGCATTGCCTTTCCACCACTACGTGGGATCAATACAGGCTGACCTGATCGTGTCGACAGGAATTCATAGAGCTTGCGTTGGCACTCATATGGATCGAACGCCCATGCGTGATCAGTCAGTTTGGCGTTATCATTGCCAAGTGGGGCAATACAAAGATATGGAGGCTGCACTCGAGCTTCGTTATGCCAAGTGCGCACGTCACTGGTATGGTTATGGTACGTTTTCACGGCTTGGGGATGGTTGATGACCTTCCCACCGACATACGCGAGCAGATGCAGGATCCTATTGTCGCAACCGGCTTTCCCAAGTGGGAAATCGAATGCTTTCCGCTGTTCGGGGTGTATGTAGAACCTATCTGTGCGCCAAATCCATGTATCTTGGCAATCTGTCAAAGGTTGGGGGATCTGTGCGTTTGATAGTGGTTGTCCTGGGTTAAATTCATACCGAAGTTGCGCCATGATAATCGGTGAATCAACTGCTGCCTTAGTCGCGAACGTGCCAATAGATGCATCGAAAAAGATGTCAGAATTTGACAACGCAACTACGTGCTCCTTCAGGTGATCGTAGGCATAGTCGAAAGCATCTTTGTATGTCATGCGGTGGCCTATCACGACCTGCGTTATCTTCGCGTTGTCAGTGCCAAGCTCTTCAACTGTGTATGTGCGCTCGTTCAGGAGGATTATCTTGTCGATGCTCGAATTTGCAGCATTGAGAGCAAGAGTTTGAAGTACCTCCATTCGACGACTGGCGTCAGAAGGAGTATAGAACTGCTGAATGAGCGCAACTGGTATTGATGGTCCTGTGCTGTCTCTAGCAATGTTATCGCTTAACGGACTAGACAAGAAGACGGGCCACCTAGGGACAACGCTATTTTTCATAATCTCTACGAAGCTATTTGAGAATGGATCCCCTAACCATCGTCTGATGTTCTCGGTGTACACTCCTCTGTCTGTCATCGTCTAATATGCAACCAATCACCGAAGACTTTAAATCAATAGGAAGAGAGAAGTGTTAAAGAGTCATACTCCATTTCTTGCGGAAGTAGCCACGCTGTACCTTCACCTTCCCTGCTGTTGGAGCTCTGATATCAATAGTCGTCATTTCACCTTGTTCTGGTGTTCTAGGTGTATCGAACCCGGTGATGTTCACGTATTCATTGACACAACTGTACGCAAGCGATCTAATATCACTGAACCCGTCGAGTTGCTCTTTGAACTTGTACATAGCAACCTCGCGGTTTGATGGATTCCGCGTGTATCCGTCGAAAGGACGCCAGACTCGTTTGTCCCGGATAGGGACGAACTCTGATCTATCTACCTTGAGCCCGCTCGCAAGCACACGCTCATTGATGACATTATCTTCGAGTCCCCATCCCCAGAAGTTCGGAAACCCACCAGCGGCCGCAAAATCCGCTCCTTTAATGGCGAACATCCCACCAAGTGCAAATGCATACCCATAATAGTGCGACACTGAACCTTTAATTGCCTCGTACCGAAACAAGTCAGCAGTCGATGGTATACTATCTACATCGTGAAATACAAATGTGATATTTGGCCAAGCCTCTGGATACTCTTGCTGCATCGCTAAAAATCCAATATTCTTCACCGCACCGCGGTTGAAGGGCCTGGTGTCACATTGATGAGAATACACGATTCTGACATCGGATGCTGACCATCCCTTATGTGTCTTTAGTTCCTCGAAGAACTTGTCGAATCGGGCTTTATGTTCTTGCCTGTCGCGGTAGGGCACGATGAATATCGTATGTGGCGCTGCAGACATTGATTGTTATATAGTCAGAAAACAGTTTAATGTGGAGCAGTTCACGAATAATTCTGCACGTTATATATACATATACGATGTCTGGCTCATTAACATTTGGATATTGCTGTGATGGCCAAACAGGCTTCGGACCAGGTGCTCAAGGGCCACAAGGGCCGCAAGGACCACAAGGACCGCCAGGGCAGGACGCAAGTGGTGGTGGTGGCGGCCTCGGTGCGCTTCTGGTTGGCATAACGGGCGACTCTGGTATAATCGGTCCATACGAGACCGAGCAATTGTTCTTCAACAGCAATGACGGATTCACGTACACGGCGATAACCGGCATCAGTGGAGGGATCATAGGGAATCCACAAGTGCAGCAGAACGCTATCGACATATCAGGCATCGAAAGCGTGTTATACGACCAGCCACCTCCTGTCGAAAACCCTACGTACTCATCTACTTCGAACCAGATCACCTTGGGCTGGGATCAGTACACCCCCTTCCAACAGCAGTCCGCGTTTGCGGTTGCACCGTCGTCGCTAGGATCGAACTTCGATTGGCTGCCATATATTGCGGATTTCGAGCTTGGCGTACTGGACAGCACGAATCCGACAGTTTGGGATGCATACACGTCCTCAAGTTTTACAACGACTACTGGATCGTATACGACTTGGCCTGGATACGTCGGCACATATAGTCAGCCGAACCACCTCAACACGGTGGATGTTACGAAGGCGTCGACAGGCAGCGTCATATTTGGCATACAGAACCCACTCAAACTGGATCTGACACAAGCAGCAACAGGTGGTCAGTACAGATTTAGGTTCGCTTTCACAAACCAGTCTGCTCAGACTCCGAACTACGTGTACTTCCCAGACGCGAGCGGTTACCTCCTTTTTGGTAACTTCGGCCCAGCTAACCCACCATCGACTATCCAGTTCACGAGCGCCACATACAGCACATTGACAATCGGGGGACTGGGCGCTGCACCAGCACTTGGTATGGACGCAAGCACAAACGCGCCATACAACACGACCCCAGTGTCAACACTGGCAGTGCAGTACGGTGTCGATGTATCTGGTAGCGCCAGACCCGGTGCACTACAAATCAATGGGTTTGCGTCGGATATCTCTCTAGCAATTCTGCAGCCAGTCCCGGCGTCTAACCTGCAGGCATGGTCGGAAAGCTTGAACACCAACGCTTATCCTGAGTTCAACTACGAAACTGTGGTAGATCCTTCTCAAACCTACTATGCTATCAACACAGCTGCTGATTTCTCGAATACTCAGGTCTATGCTACACCTTCCCTCCAGGCTACAGTTAAGCTTCCGATCCCAACTAAGGCGCAAGTTGGAGGGATTTATTCCGCGTTCCCCGGCGCTACAAGCCTCACCCCATCCGTATCTGGCGCGACCCACGGCCTTACTTCTGTGCGTGAGAGACAGAATGGTTATAGTTCTGCAAACGTCTACTTGATGGATCCTGCTGACACACTTTCGATCGCGCCGTCCGGGACTACGTCATGGAATGTATATGCCAACTTCGGAGATAGCGATGGCACGACGACTGCGTACGTGAATACAGGCTCAGTGATTGGAACTGACGCAGTGAATGCCGATCTCTGTTTCTTCCTCGTAGACATAGATAGTCCATCGTCAACTGTATTAGACTTGTCGAGTGCTTACAAAGTTGGATTTACTGGAAATGACAGTGTTCAAACACCGTCGAACCCATACCTAAGTTTCTCAGTTGGCCTTCTGGGAGATGCATCAACTGATATTAAAAAGCGTGGATACTATGTCGGATGCAATCTCAGCGATGTCTCCGGATCGAATCTTGGTCTAACGCAAATACCGGATATTTGTAACAACGGCGTCTCTAGCGGAAACTACATCCCGCATCATTTCAGAATATTTCAAAGACTGAAACTGTCACTAGGGACACTGTCTAGTATTCTGAGAGAATACGACCTGTATAATGGACTGGCACCGCAGACAGACGCAGGTCTTACCGGATATAGCGCGACGGCTTCTACGACTGTGCCCACGAACGGCTCTTTCTACGGCGTGACTCTACCAGGAGATGTTTCGTTTCCTATTTCCATGTCGATCGTTGACCTTGACCCAGTTTGGGCGCCGCCGTCAAGTAGTAATACTCTTATGACGAACGTTCTATCGGCTCAAGGCTCGAGTGGGTTCTCACAGGTAGACTCGGCAACCCTACTATGGCCAACTACCGGAGGCAACACAACGTATCCATACAGTGTGACACAGATGTTCGACTACACGACTGGTAACGACAGTGACTATGCCCTCATACAGTACAGTAGAGAGCACGCAAACACAGCAGGTCACAGCATACCTGGCGAGCAGTTCAGAGTCGTGACGACTTTGTCGAACAACGTCACTAGACCAACCAATCCGATAGTGACGAACACAGTCGGGAACGATTTGTCATTCAACAATTTGCCGCTCTGGTGGGACTACACGTGGTGCGGCGGTAAGGCTGTCCCATCACCAAGCAGCTTCACACAAGGTGGTACCGGCGCGAAGATAACTGGTCCTGCAGGATGGCAAACGCTATCAATTGCGATGTCAAGTGTATCGCCTTTTCAGGAGACAAGCGCCACGCCTACGACCCATATACCTACTGCCTACTCGTTCAGTGATCCAATTGTGTTCAACCAGTTGATGTGGGCTGGCGACAAGACCAAGACACTGAAAGGAGGTTGGTACGGCGCAACATCCGGAGGCGTCCCAGCCGCGGCTCAGAGACCGTATGTGGACTATAGTACGCTTTACTACAACCAGACGCGTGACTATTCACCGTTCGATGGAAATGGTGAGACGCAGTCAATCTCGTACGGGTCACTTTACTGGGGAGGTGCTACGGCTCCATCAGCATACACCAATCTAAAATGGCTGATGATCAAGATGAACTCCCAATCAAGCTCTTCGTATCCGTCGTACTGGACAGTAGATGTGAAAGACGTTAATGGTACATCACTCACTCTGACAGCAGACTACGCCCTTTTCTACAAGGAACAGATTGTGACCGGAGGTGGTGGATCGCGATACACGTGGACTAACACCCCAAGTGGCAGTGTAGCTGCTGACTACTGCCCTTGGCTGGATTCATCGATCAGCACAGGCAATAGCACAGCTTTCAACACGTTCACATATGCTCAAGGTCTTGCTAATGGCGGAACAGGTAACGGGTGCTATGCCGCGGGTTCTGGATCTCAGCCAGCAGGAAAGATTCTCCAGAACACAGGCTATTCCGGTGTGCAGAGCGGAAAGGCAGTATCGTACTATTTCGCGATTGGTGTAGCCGAGGGGAAGAACGTCGGAAGCGTGATCATAAATACATCGACATAAATGTGGCTAACATCGTGGTTTATTGTCGCCTAACAATATATACGATGAGTGGAGCTATCAATGCTGACAATCAGCTATCACTACTATTCAAGCAATTCCAGGGAGTGTCCCAGACCGCTCTAACGGCTGATGCGCAAGGTAGTGCTTTATTCAACACGGAGAAATACAGTAGTCTGCAGGGCGTGTTCTCTGACAGCATATATGCAGAGAACGTACCACGCGACTTGTCAGACACATTGCTCGATATGGACAGCGATGACATCAACTACCCTGAGTCGCAGTGGAACAACAACATATGGGATCAGAGTATCGCTGCGTATCCTCTTAGCGACGCTTCTGGTACCGCGTTGCCGCTTACGTTCTATAAGAAGGTGTATCTGGCTCCGGTACAAGGCTCAAATCAAATGTGGTGGCTCCCTGATACCAGTAACGCTCTGCTACAGACGCCAACAACTAATGTGTTAAGAGACATGATTCCATGGAAATACAATGACGTGAATACATCAACATACACACAGCGTGTGTACTACTGGAATGGCAGTGCCTGGGTTGCTGGTGCAATCAACAACGAAAACTCGCTTGGATGGGTTATCGACTTCCCGACCGGGTTCGTCGGTGCGTACTTACCAACAACGACGCTGGCTGCATCACCATACAACCTCACGAACGTCACGCAAGATGATCTATCCCACAACAGGCTCAGAATCTCCTACATCAGCTATACAGGCACAAAAGGGGTAAGCGGTGGGGGAGGCGGTGGAGGCGGCTCCGGAACGCTCCAAGTAGGAACAGTAGATCCGTCAGGAGTTGTGCAGTCACAATTCGATGCAAGTGCCATATACTTCGATGATACACAGTTCTCGGTGTCCGAGGAGCCGTCTGGCTCAGGGCAGGCAAGAGTGCTCGCCGGCCCAGGATTGATGCGTATAGAAGATCTGTCTTATTACTTCTTCGATGTGCCAGATGCGTGTGAGAGCGGTGTCGGGGAGCTGTATAACGGGACCGATATATCTCTATCGTGGTCTCTCCCGCCGCAGACCCAGTCGGCTTTGCCATACGGCCTGACCACAACATACATCGATAGCAGTAACCTGGGAGTCGGGCCAATAACGAAACTTCCATACTTCCAAGAACTGAAGATCGAGTACAAAGATTGGGCGCAAGCAAATGACCCATTTACAGGCTGGTTTGATCTGTCTATCAACAATACGACGCCATCTCAGACACTGCTTCCACCGACGCTGACCCATGCCGAAGTTGGTTCTGGTGGGAACCCTGGCGAGCTGCTCAATAGTGTTGGATCTGGCGCAACACCACCTTTTGTGACCTTCGTCACGACTCCTCTGACACCAGGTGGACGGTATCAGTTCCGTGTATATCTCACGAACCTTGGTCAGGAGTCTGGAATCGTCGACCCAATATACGGGGGGTCTGCTCCATACAACTACTTGTACATACCCGGTGTATCTGGCGAGTTCATCACACTAGGCAACTTCGGTGGGCCAACCGAACCCACATCCTTACAGTTCCAGTTCACGACTAGTTATGACTTGCTCGGTATCCAAGGCTACAACGACAACGCAATTGGCGCGGACGTCAGCCTAAACGTTCCGTGGCTACCAAGCGGAACTGGCCCCAGTCAATCAGTACAACTATCGTTCGGTCTCGAGTTGATGTTCGGGATGGATATCAGTGGCTCTGTAGCTCCGAGCTCGATACAGATGCTTGACGCGCGGAATACTACAGATATGAGCGCCTCGTTCTCATCTAACTTCGGCTATGGAAACACGTTCACGCTAAACCAAGCTACCCTAGAGGCTTCAGGAATCGAATGGTACCCAGAGCACCTCTATCAGGCCACGAACTTCTACATGGAATCCAACAAGGGACCACCTGGTGGTTCTGGTGGCGTGAAGGCGTTCTTCCCCGGAGACGCATCGTATGTGTCGGTGATCCCATCACGCGGTAACGTATCGGCTCAGACTTCCAGGTTGCCAGGCGGCTCACTCGCAACGAATCTTGTAGGCGACGCAGTACTCGCTGATGCATATCCATTAGCAGCAACAACTGCATCTGAGCTGATTGAGGACATCTACTTTATGAGCGACACATCGTCTGTCTCGTTCACGCTGTCCACTGCGGCATCTCTCAATGGCGCGAATAACCTTGATCCGGCGGATACCACTGCTTGGCGCGGGATGGACTCGGTGGGTGAGCCTCTAACATTCTTTTCAATGGATATATCGGCTTCCGCGTCAGCTCTTCTTTACGAGGCTAGTACGAACGAGCTTGTGGGGTACTTAGACGTCAGCAATGCTTCACTTATTACAACGCATTTACAACTGGACGCGAGCGCACAGGAAGGCTCGACTGTCGTTCCAATTGAGCGAGGAGCAGGTTACTATACTGATGTGACCATCAACACAATGCAACTGCTCGACATATGCCTGAACGCCGTGCCGGACATCTGTAACAACAACTATCTGAAGTATACAATTGATGTCGCTGATAACTACCGAGACGCAGCAGGATCATGGACTGATGGGAACGCATATAGTGGAGAACTAGCTGTCGCCAGGACACCTCTTGCTGATACAACATACACCTTATCAAACTATACTAATCCAAACGTTAGTCTAAACTTTGATTTTTTCGGGCAGAAGCTTCCAGCACTAGGCGTTCTAAATAATATAGACTATAGCTACAATGTAGGTGATTTAGACCCATACTGGAAACCACATCTTACTCTCACAACTGATACACTTACATACGCACCAAGTACAGGTACAGAGCTTGATATCCAGCAGTCATCGGCAGCATGGACTGGTAATAATGTAATCAACCCTCTCTTCAAAGTTGGTTCAACTACACTATGGGCCATAAACGGACAAACAGACAGCAGACGCTATTCGCGGACAGTGATCCCAACCTCAGCGGCGGCAGGACCACAGCTTGAAATAACCAGCGTGGTTAACAACAACGTGATCAGAGCTCCCATATCAGTAACTTACACGCAGGATGTCTCATTCGGCACACCGGGCGAGTTCATGTGGTGGGACTACACGTGGGAGTCAGCTCCAGGAGGTACAGGCCCAAGCAATATGCCGACGAACTTCTTCTCAACACTTCCAAGTACTGATGTGTCCTTCACGGAAGTGGTCGGATATGCAGGTGGAGCTGGCTGGGCGAACGTAGGCCTCTATGATCATAGCATCAGTCTCCCATACAACCAGGCGATGTGGGCAAACCAGGCCTTCCGCGGAGGCGGCACCACAGGCTCAAACAGTCCATACATAGACTTCAGGCAGTTCTATGATCCGACGTCCGCATTGCTCGACTATACACTACTAGGTGCCAGTGGGGAAACCATATCTCTCCCTTTCAACAATGCGTCAAACACTCAGAAGTTTTGGGACGATCCATCGTTCTCTGGAACGATCGGACGGACACTGAAGTACTTCACGTTGCACGTTGAGATGCCGTACACAAATGATATCCCAAATCAAACAGGGGTTAGCAGCACGATATACCAATTCTCACTTGAATTGCTTGACGCGACAGGTGCGGTGTTGAATCCAGATAGCGATACTGGTTCGACTGGAAACGGATACTGGGTATTCCATAATGAGTCGCTAGCAAGTAATACTTACGGCCCGTATATAGGTCAGATGACAGTAGGAGGCGTCGGGTACAAGGGTTCATATGACATAACAACTGGACTACCTAGTGGCATACACTTCTATAGAATAGTGCATCCATCCGCGACATCATCAGGCGCTAAAACACAGCTGCAAATCAGCATAGGCCTGCCTAGTAATCTTGCACTCTCAGTCAAGAGTTTCGAGATCACATTCTGGAAGAAGTAAGACGTGACATTTGTTCGAAGATATCAATAATTGTCACGGCATATATAAAGTGATGGCGAGTGACCAGCAGAAGACTACTCTATTGTTCAAGGAGTTCACAGGCGTTGTAAATGCACAGCAAAATGCTACTTTCGAAGCTGAGACGTACCCTTTCCGCCCATTTGTCACGAACGAGGAAATATTCTCCAGCGACATATCCTCGAACCTTGCAGACATTAGCTACAATGTTGGGTCTCCTACGTTTCCAGTCTATGTATATGGCATTGCCGCACTGGATGCGAGCTATGGAACAGCTGGAGCTACGTACTTCGATGCTAGTTTCGTTGTAGCGCCAAACCTCGTCTACTACCATAAGCAGGAACTCACAAACGCTACAGGTGTTGATTCGCGTACTTGGTACGTAGATCCTGGTGATGGCACGAAGCGCAGCCTTGCAGCTGATACAATACCTTTCTTGTATGACCCTGAGTACAACTCATTCAAACAACAACTGTATGAAAACGGTGGCGCATCAGCCGACGCTATGGGTGAAGGTACGCTGGTCTGGTTAATGGATTATATGTCAGGATTTGTGGAGTTCTATGGTGAAGAGGCCGGAGTCAATGCATGGGTAGCAGCAAACGGTCCACCAAGGCTGTCCTACATTAAATACAATGGAGCGAAAGGAGCCTCAGGAGGAGGAGGTGGCGGTGGAAGTGGTGGAGACGCATCGTTCAACACTGTGGACATAAGTGGTGCTGGAATATTGACTCGATCAAAGCTTTCAGTCACGCCATACCAAATGAATTCACAGTCATATATCGGATTTGGCCGGACTTTCGCGATCATGAATGACCAGGCGTACCAAACACATACGAGAATCAATTTCAATGTTGCGATGCGCTTCGTTTTATTTGCACGACTTGACACTGGCGAATCACATAGAGTGGAGGGCTATGCGTCATACGCCTCTGAGGCCGAGTGGAATGGTGGATATCCTACCAGTACTTTCAAGAACAGGAGAGGAAGAATCCTTGTAACAGATAACATCGTTAAAGGTGCAAACCCAATTTTCGATTTCATCGAACTGTTAGACGGCACGGTCCATAATAGCGCAGTCCCATCCGATACATACTATGGCTGGCTACATGCGCGCACTACCACTGCGATCTCATACCCAGCGCAGTTCGAAGTCCTAAACATTGACACGTATGAGAATGATGCGAACGTGCCATACACAGAGTCCACTTTCCCAAACACTGATCCCAACTACTACTTGCCTGTTTATCCAGATCCTTCAAGGATTGAGTGGTGGAATCCGCTTCCGTATAGCAACCTACACATTGCGACTGTTCCGCAATCAGGGGATACGAGAGCGAAGACCTCCACGCTAACGACGAAGACGTTGATGTATGACACTGCCGATAGCAGCTACTTCGAAAATCTAGATGCTTCGATGGCAAACATCAGTGAGCTCAATGCAAGCATTGGAACGATAACTACTCTTACTGCTACTACAGCAACCGCTGATGATCTCATCGCGAATGATTCATTCACAATAGGCACATCTGTGGACCCACAAATTAAATGGAACACTGTGAAGTTCTATCTTTCTGGTTTCACGCCAAGTCCAGGTGTAAACGACTGGGTAACGATCGCGCAAATAGGTCCTGATGTCAACAATACTCAGGCAGCAATGCGTGGAGAAGCACATTTTCGTGTACAAGACAGACTATCTGGCCGCCACCAATGTATAGATATCTTTGTTACACAGGAATATAGCAGAGGTATCTCGCTTGATGCCAAAGTATCTGGTTATTCTAGTTCAACGCCACTACCATTCAAAGCTGTACGAATTGCGAGCGGTAATACATATGAGGGTGGGCTGTTACAGTTACAGGTAGCAGTTGCTGGTTTGACTGGCTCTAGTAATCCATACTATCTAATGCTCATGGACTCTACGAATAACCCTGGATGGCAGACTGTGGATAACGCAGCTTCTTTAAATACCGACAACAACCCAACTACGTATAACTCGGCATATGCTGGAAATCTTCTTAATGTCTTCACAACACTGCCGGTTGATACTACCATCATGACTACTACAAACCCTACACAGAATCGTTTCGTTGGTCGCTCGACTACTGTACCACAGTACTATCAAAACGCAAGACTTCAGGTACATGAAGAGGGGATATACGCGTATGCAGACGGTATAACAGGTGCTGGTAACATCCAGAGCATCGGTGGTTTCATAAGAGTGGAAGAGCCAATAAACAATGATGTCCTCGACATAAGCTTCGACTCAGTGTCAGGAGCTGGGCTGATAACCAACGTAGACAGCGCAACAGATCCTTTAGACATCAAGATTGTTGCTAGTGGTGGTGTAGACATATCCGGAAACAATGGAAATGTTAGCGTTCACAACGCTGGCAATGTCCTAGTAGAACCAACCGGAGAACTAAACGTTGTAGCGCCTGGTGGTATCAATATGCGCTCAGATCCAGGTTACATAGACATCTCTGGTGTTAGAGTGTCTGTTGTTGCTGACGGGGGCGGGGCAGCAAATGATGCTCTGTTACTTGGTACTGAAAGTACTGGGCATAACGTGAACATCCGCAGTGCTAACAATCTCTATCTGAATTCAGGTTTTCTCGCATCATCAGGTGGAACTGGAAATCCAGCCGGTACGGTCTACATCACTGGCCAGGGACAAGTGTACATCTATGGTCGCCGACAGGCTGCGGCTCAGAACATTCCTGGGGTCGTACTAGGATCCTCTAATTCCTTATTCAAATACTGTATCGATGTTGTTGAGCCACTTCGCTTGTGGGACACTACGCTTACAAATCTTACAACAGCGATTAACTCACTAGATGCAGCAGAGAGGTATGGCCAGCTCGCGTTTGCAACTAACACAACAAACTATTCTAGAGCTGGCCTGGTGCAGTCGCTACAACAAAGTCCTTCAACAACTGCAGATGCGCGAATTCAGTCCCTCATGCAGTGTACAACTAGGGGGTTTTGCGCAAATCTCACTGCAAGACGGCTTACTAGTGATACATACTCTACCGTCACTGGAACAGGTGCGTCCTTCCATTATGTGGCGCGTGAAGCTGACACGGTGTATTCTAATGGTCTGGTGCAAGGTGATACGTTGAGAATGTATCCAGAAAAAGAAACACACGATATCTGGGTAAATGCCATTACAATTAGCCCATACGAGCATTATAATCATACACCTTCTACTAGTGGAAGTGGACCACACGTAGTTTATTTCGAAGTATGGATTGGTATTCCTGGTCCAACATCTGGTTCGTTTTATCCACTCAATACATCATCCGCAAATCTTGATGGCAAAATATCTGGTTCGTCATCGTGGTTCGATGTTGGCGCAAATTGGTTGGATCCAAATATAAGTGCAGATACCAGCTGGCATCCAGTTAATAATCCGACAAGTACGGCAGTCAGAGTAAGTAGGATATCTGTGACTGTTACTGGAAACAGTCTGTACATGCCTTTTACACGCAGTGGTGCTAATGCCACCCCTAATAATGCTGATTTAGCACCATTAGTTGTAAGTCTTCAGTACCCATTTCGAATTCCGGCTAACACCAATTGGAGCGTTTTCGTTGTGGAGAGAGCAGGCAACACTTCAACAAATGTAAATCTTGGCGCTAGCGGTCTCGGATACGAGAAATATGGAACAACTTCCTTACCAGCTGCGACACAGCCTGACTTCGCCAAACTTGGTATTACCGTGAACTATACGTATAATATGGCTGTCTTATAGGCATTGTAGGTTATATCAGAGTATACTCCATGCTGCAGAGCATACTCTGAATAAAAGAATTTTGCATCAGCTTTTGTTACATGATCCTATGCCACATACTTGTCGAGAATTTGCTTCGGCACCAGTGTGTCGGTCAATGCAACCAACTTCTTGTAGCACTTATTGATCGTGACCTCACTGATCTCGCTTATCCTGCTAACGTCGTTCTTTCCAATATTGACCTTACAGATCTGAGTCACGAAGTACACGATACCCGCTGCGATGGAGTGTGGTGTGTTCTCAGGAATCAAGTTATTGCGCTGTATCCGGATGGCGATGAACTTGCACACTTTGGTCAGCTCCTGGTTCATGTTCAGCTTGCTACAGTAGCGGTCTATGAACGAGGCAGGGGTCGTCTGGCAGAGGGTAGTCTTGTCGCTGTTCTCCATATCGTGCTCAAGCTCGTTTAGGATCGTCACAGCGTTCTTGCAGCCGCGGGTAGCAGCCGCACTATCGAGGTGGAAGATCGTCGCGATCTCTTGCGCTGTTCTCGGGAAATTATTGACACGCGCAGCGATGTAGACAGATGCGGCGATGATCCCGTCACGGTTGTCACCCCTGAACGTTTTCTTCTCGGAGATCTTCTTGTGGTATCGCAATGCATCGTCCACAATCAGCTTCGGAATCCCGCCTTGGCTAGCAAGCAAGCTGATGCGCTGGAATTCATCATATCGGGCCTTCTCATTGTAGGGCATTCCTAGCCAACCTGTGTACCTCCCGATCATGCGCATTTCGTAGCTTGACCCTCCATTGCACATGACTTTGCAACCGAAAGACGATTCCTTAAGAAGCGGATTGATCGGCATACCGCATCTAGTCGGATCGCTGGAGCCGCTATCTTCTGCACCGTAGTACCTCCATTCGGCGCCACAGTCGAGCGTATCAGTGTACACAACACCACAAGTAGGGTTCGTGCACGCAGGAAACCCTTCTTCGGTAGTCGCAAGCATAGATGAGCAACAGTCGCATACTTCACGTGCGCTGGTGCCTGCAACACCGTCATATACACATTCCACTGCTGGAGCAGTGGTTCCCATAGCTGCGTCGAACTTCGCCCACATATCCTTCACTGGGCGCGTCTTCCGAACTTTCTTAGTTTTCTCGCTCATCTTCGTTGTGGAGAGATAATTAATCCGCGATTCTAACTTCAATTTTATTCTCTTTTGCAAGTATAACAATGGGAACCACCTCATCTAAACAGCCCGCAACTGGTAACAAATCGCTCTCACAGATTGTCGATTACATAGCCACTAACTACATTCTTACCCAGAATTTCCGTGATATGGAGAAACTGGCCGACACGGAGTACTGTAATAACCTAGTTGTGTTAACTGCAGATGTGATTGCAAGAAACCTCCACGACGAGGATATTACATATCTCGCACAGCGACTAGAGAATGGTGTAGAGATAAACGAGATGACGAATGAGAAGGTGATATTTCTGAAGAAGAAAGGTCTCGACTCGCTTGATATCTCCAATGCGACCAAGAAGCGTCGTGTGTGTATCGGCATCGCTAAATTCTACGTGCTAGTTGGCCACCTATTCGCTGCGATAGTCACCACCATAAACCCAGTCTACACGTACAAGGACGCGCAAGGGGCCACAATGAAAGCCTCTCTTCTAGATAAGCAAGATATCCCGAAAGACGCTAAAACCAACATCAAAAAGCTGAATTTGTGTAGCCAGCGCCTTAATGCTCTTGTGAACAACCAAGACTTCAACGTTGCCCAGAGTGTACAAGTAACTGTCAAACCTAAGTTCTGCGGAATGAACTACGATGCGACTCGTGGTCGCGACCGCAATCTGGCCGAAGAGCCGGGAATTCCGGAGCTTGAGAAACTCTACTTCGATAAATATAACCATGATACAGGTGGTTTCACAGAGATGTCACCAGAAATGATGAAAGATGTCTACACACCAGATGTCCAGCGTTTTTACACCGCGTTCACAGGCAATAAGACCATACCACTCGGTCCAGACGGCACACCCGCGGTCAAGAAGTTCAGTGACATCCCGCTCAGAGACTTCCACCGAAGCAAGGGTTGTTCCAAGGACGGTGTTTATACACAGACGTTCACTGGCACACTGAAGGATAAGCTATTCGCTGATTACGCCGAGCACCTACGTAGTATGATGCAGACTACATCCAATAACCAAGATGAGTTGATCGCGGTGTTAGACGAGGTTTTCGTTATCGCTTACAACCCCAAAACTCAGCGGAAGGAGACGGTCATCAGCCCGGCACTTACGCAGAAGGAATTGGACGACCTCATCGTGAAGACGCGCAACATCATAGTTAATCTGTACATCAAATGCGAAGAAGACTTCATCAAAGGTCTTGAACTTTTTGAGGCTATTGTAGAGGGCCAGATAATGGACACTTCACAAGCTCAGATAAAGCGGTTGGAGGCAACGATTCAGCAATCTATAGCCGAACCTCCTTCCGAAAGCGTAAGCGATTCCGACAAGCCAGTCGAGCTAGGCGTAGAAGGCGAACGACCAGAGCGCCCTACTGATGGTGCGGAAGGTGATAAATTAGATGAGGCTGTTGCGAAGGCAGCCATGACAGAAGCAAGTGAGGCTGCAGAACTCGCAAGGATTACAGCCAAGCTCGAGGAAGACGCTACAAGGGTTGTGGCGGACGAGGAGAAGGCAGCTGCAGCCGGGCCACCTTCTATCCTAAAACCAGTTGGGGATGTTAAGGCAGCTCCTGTCCCAATGCATGCCGCGTACTACCCGCCACCGTTCTTCATGCCTGCCGCGTACGGACACCCGAAGCCCATTTCGGAGGAAGACGAGTGAGCTTCAGAAATTATCTCAGCTAACTATATAATGGCAGGAAAGACCATGAAAGCAGGAAGGCGCGTGCGCCGTGATATGAAGAAGGGAGGCAGCAGCTGTGGTTGCGCAGTTGATGCCGCCCCTGTTGATGCCCAGTCGGCTGGTAAGCGCAGAAGCCTGCGTTCCAGCGCAAAGCGCTCTTACCGCAAACGCATTGCTGCGTCCAAGTGCCGCGGTCTGCACACCGCTAAGTGCCGCAGCGACAAGTCTTGCAAAATGGCTTTCGGCAAGAAGCGATCCTTCTGTCGCAAGGTCCGCAACACCCACCGTGCTAAGAAGCATTAAGCTTATGACACACTTCGATCATTTCGACTAACACTAGTTGAAATGATTGTCTAACTATACAAGATTGTCTTAATCGTGGTGTTCCATGAGTTCTCACTATGCACGTTGCGCTTGTACCACTCGACACACGCTTTCGACATCTCTCGCCATCTCTCTTCGCTAACAGAGTTAACCACGCCATGGAGGTCCTCTGGTGCTGATACCCTAAGGAAATGAACTCCTTCCACCGGTGGATCAGCATACGAACTTACGCAGACACTAGGCGTCACGATCGGAACAGTTCCCATCGCCATCAGCTCAACCTCTCTATGACACTTGCTGCCATAACCACGTAAACAGAGACCGAATTTTGCGTTCCTCAAATGATCGAGGTATTCCTCTTGAGTGAACTTGTGTGTAAGACCCTTAGTACATGTATAGTCGTCAACAACCGCTTCCCATCCAAGATTCTCTCGGTGCGATCTTTGTACCGCGTTCTCCATATTCCCTATGAACGTAACTCTGTGTTGCCTATCGGAGTATGCTACTGTGGGTTCCATCTTCTTTTCAACAACAGAAGGGTTTCTTGGCCAGTAAATCCACGGCTTCGCCGGCACGCCAACCTTCGAGAAAATACCTGCGTCTTCGGAACTTGTAAGATCGCAGTTACCTACTAGGGCCATTATGCCTCCAGCGACTTCTCTATCCATCCATCTCGTAGCATTGTCCCTGTCGTAGAGCACGATCCCACCACACAACCAACAGTGTCTGTCATTTGCTTCAATGACTTGGATGTCCTTGTTCTTAATAGCGAGCATTCTTACTAGCTCCCGGAAAGCGTCATTACTGTGCTCATATGGGAATGGCTGTGGTTGTCGAGGAATCTTGATGGTCCACTTATCATTTATTACACGCATAATGATCGCGAGTTCCCTGGCGAGGCCGGCGCTCGCCATCTTCTGGATAAATAGATTATTCACGTTGCCGAACTGCGGTGATCTGAAATGAGTGTGGACAAACTTCAAGTGTCTATCGCCATAAAAGAGCCTTCCTGTCCGCGGCACAAGCTTTCCTGCAATGGTCTGTGCGGAGTCAACCCCATATGGAAATCTCCAAGTTTGAAGGTTGTAGTGATCCCCATATTCAAAAAATGTGAACTCCTTCACTAGACTCTCGATAGCAGCCTGCTCGTAATACCGTGAGTTGACACAGTTAGCTCTCCACCTAGATGGGAGCGTTGGAGCAGAGCTCCACAGCATTCCGCCGTTGTAATACCCTGTCCTGTCAACATGCTCCTTCGTAATGAATTGTGGCGATACCCCAAGTTGTTTTGTTGGGTCTTCTACGAGCAACTTATCCAGTATAATCGTGTCGCTATCGATGCAGAGTGAATCACCATATTTGTTTATCGCATACTCAAGTGCGTGTGTTTTGATTTGCATGAACTCGTCCCAAGTCCCAGCTCGCTCCATCGCACCACGATCAAGATGAGACCATTTGTCGAGCTCAATAACCCAGTCTATATTCAAATCTGGTTGTGGTGTACTCTCGAGTATGTAGTTTCTGGTAATTGTGTCGCAATAAACAACAACGTTCGCGCCTCGATGATGCAAGGATAGCGATAGCAGAAATCCGAGCATCTCATGCTTGCACGCGTGTGTGCACATTGTGCAAAACGATTTTGGTTCAGTCATCGCCTTACGTAGTTGTGTAGTCATCCTTTAAGTCAAGACCCCATGTTCGTTCTAACGATGTAGCGCCATACGACTGATGCACTAAACTGTATCTAAGCGATGTCTATGAACTGCGCACATATTTATCCTACAATGATTGTAATAACCGTATTGCGTCTACATAGTTGTAGGTGGTGTATCAGATGTGCACATCGTCGCTTATGGAGGCGTCTAAACAAATGTGAAAAAAAAACGTAGTTTGAAAGTCTATTTGGAAAAGTTGGAATTTTTGGTCCAGATTTCTCTCTATGGAATTTGACTTTCAAACTATGAAAAATTCTCATTTTACTTAGACGTGTAGGTCTCTTTTTGGCAACTTGTTGAAAACGATGTAGGCAGTTTATGTAGGACTGAAAAAAAGGCACTGCGGAGATTTTCGTTTGAAGGGCTGGGCCTTTTTCTGTGTATCATATAATGATACACGATGATACACATTTAGGGCCAAAAGCGGCCGAAAACGGCCTCGAAGAATACCGTTGCGAAACGTGTGACTATACAACGTCACATTTGAGTCATTGGAAAAGACATATTAAGACGAAGAAGCACAATGATACACAAATGATACACGATGATACACCAAAAGAGCCAAAAAAGGCCCAACAGCAAATTAGCTGCATATGTGGTCTCACATACAAGCATCGATCGAACTATTACCGTCATAAACGGACATGCGTTGCTACAACCAAGGAGGTAGAGACTGCGGTCGAACCTGCTGATGTGCCTACACAGAATGTAGCGAGCGCGTCAGAAGATGGGAAGATCACATTGGCAGAACACTATGCGCAGATCATAGACATCAAAGACAAGTACATCGCTAAGCTAGAAGAGACCGTAGACAAAGTGATAGACAATGGTGTTGGCAGAGGCAATCAGGCAAATAATTCGAACAGCTTCAACACGATAAACAACGTGCACGTCTTTCTCTCTGAGAAGTGTTCTGATGCGATGTCGCTAAGTGATTTCATTAGCCAACTAAAGATTACGATGGACGATTTGAGGGTAGCAAAAGACAATTCCGTGAAAGGCATTGCACAGATTGTCGAGAAGAACTTGCAGCCATTGGCTATAACCAATAGACCGATGCACCATGTCAGCAATGACGAGTGGTATGTTAAGAATCCAGAAGGCTGGCAAGAAGACTCTGGAGAGAAGGTTGTAAGTGAGGCGCGCGTTGGTATCCAGCGACAATGGCCGACCGTATTTACAGACGATCACCCGAATTGGATGGAGAACGACAAGCTATCTACCGAGTATGTAGAGATGGCTGGAATGGCTACACGCGAGCTTTCAGAGAAGGAGAAAGCAGCTGTTAAGCGTACGATAGGTAAGAAGTGTGGACTCTCTCCACAAAAGACTGAGTAGGCGATTTCTACTTCGACTTGTCCTCAATGCGTTGCAGAAGCGTTTGGTTGTAGATGAGGTTTCCGGAGGGTTTGTACGTGTCTATGGAGCGATATTCTTTGTCATTCTTCTTCACACTAAGGGTTTTCCCTTTGCCTCCGAACATCAATGCATTTGGGTCTTGTGGCGCTGGATCCGCACTGGTTTGATGAGCCTTCACTTTCTCTCTGCCATTACCATCAATAGTTATACCAGTCTTCTTCCTAATCTCATCGCGCACGTACCCTGGCATCCAATGTTGCCAGGATATGAACAACAAGTTTGGATGGGTGTATCTAACCACGAACTCATTATCTCTGAGTTGGTCTATCAAATACGCTATGCACGCTCCATGATCGTATCTTGGAACACCGATTATCACCTCCGGAACAACATACCAGCAGTGTTGCGAGTTCGCTTGTTGGCGAGCTGTAGTCTTGATTCGAGTATGAACTCTCTGCAATATCCGCTTGTACACTGATAGTGTATTGAGGTCATTACGCTTCTTCTTCTCGTACAGGTCATCAAGATTCAACTTGATGTCGTCGATGTTATCGTCGCGCAGTGTAAATATCGTGTCCATTGATTAGTGATAACGCAGAAAAAACTTTTTAAAGAAATACGATCATAACATGTAGATGATAAAACACATCGTAATCAGCGGTGGTGGGCCTACAGGATTTGTTTCTTATGGAGTGATTAAAGCTCTTCATATGGCAGGCGCATGGAACCGCGAGACTCTGCAGACGGTATATGGTGCATCTATTGGTGGTATTGTGGCTGTTATGGCCATACTAGGTCTTGAGTGGAAAACGTTGGACGACTACATAATTAAGAGGCCTTGGGAGAAGGCATTCCAATCAGTAGGGTCGGACATCTTGAGTCTAATAGCTAACAAAGGAATAGACGGGCGAGCTGTGATTGGAATAATAATGGAACCGCTTATGCAATCTGCTGGGCTCGAGCTGCATTCGACGCTTGAAGAGATGAAGCAGATGACGGGCGTGGACGTGCACTTCGCTACAGTAGACGTGAATGGACAGAAGGTCGTAACAGCAGTTGATTTGTGTGCTGCAACCCATCCTGATATGCGGATATGCGATGCTATGGCAGCATCACTTGCTGTGCCGTTGCTATTCCAACCAGTTATCATTGATGGTAGCTGCTATGTTGATGGAGGCCTTCTAAACAATTACCCACTATCTCCTTGTCTTGAGGCTCATCCGGACGACACAGAAGCTGTGTTCGGTATAAAGAACGTATGGCGCACAGAAGATCTGGCAATACGATCTGAAACATCGTTTGTTGAGTTCGTGCGTACACTTGTAAGGAAGCTGCACAACACGATCGATAGTACGCTGCGCCAACCTGATCTGGCGCAAGAGGTGATCTGTGATGTCAGCGATCTCTCGAATGTGGAGAGATGGGTTGAGGCGATGGAAAGCCCAGAGCTCAGAGCATCACTCGTGCAGAAAGGAGAGAATCTGGCCAACGACTACATCAAGACCGTCACTACAGAGCCTAAAGAGACGTAGAAAGGAATTCCTTGAGCGTCTCAATGTCGGGCTTCGCATCATACTCGATCACTTTGTTTCCATACACGAGTTTGATTGTTGGGTAACCTTCCACATCGAAACGATCTGCAGTCTGCTTGTCTTCTTCGCAGTTTACAGGTATGTAATTAACCGTAACTCCATTCACAGTGTTATCTTGGCTTGCGAGGTATTCCTGCAGTTTGGCCATAATAGGCTTGGCGGTCTTGCAGTGCGGGCACCATTCCGTATAAAAGAAGTAGAGATCCGCAGTACCACCTCGAGCACCTTCACTACCATCAGTCACGAACTCCTTGTTCGGAACGTAAGCGGCATTCATTCTGGGCTTCACATATGCGTTGTAGGTGTACACCGCAGCCGCGATGAAGAGAGCTGCTACCAACAGTAGAAGGAGGAATTTCTTGTTCCCTAGCGCGTTTCGCACATAGCTTGAAGCATCCTCGAGAATCGTCATTATACTATACGCGTCGAGAATGTTGCCTATTGCTTAAACGAACTAGCCTAAAGCAGGCATCGTAATGATATGCAACTATGTTATACAGAGCTAGATCAGGCGCACTTTTCAGGTGCGAGCGTTCACTCTACGTGAGTGACAAGGAGTACTATAGAGCTATTATAGCGACAGTCTTCCAAGTGCGGCACAAAGACCCGCGTATGGATACCGAATCTCTAGAGGCGGACAAGATCGCAAGCCTTGTTAAAACACAAGTGTGTAAGTCCCGTACGCGATGATCGCTAGAACAACGAGACAAAGACTACCGCACGCAGCAACGCTGCTGAGCGCGCCTCTATCTTTCGTAATATCTGGTGAACTGGCGTACAGTATCTGCGCGTTGCTGGCGAGACTAGCCACAGCTATCGCTAGTATAACTATACCGAGCAATCTGATCACGCTTGATACCAGTCTTCCTGTAAGAGTTCCTGTTGTCGCCGCTGCTGCTATGACGAACATCCCAGCAGTTATGGCATAACAACTTGTCTTGGTGTCTTCCGAAAACTTAACCAGAGCACTTGACATTCAGTATAATATGTGTGAACAACTTTTTCTAACCGCAATACAGTACAATGTCAACGCGACACAGAAGAAATCGTAATAGCGTGGGTAAGCACACGCGGCGCACTAAGCACACTCGGCGCACCAAGCACACTCGGCGCACCAAGGGCGTTTATGACAAGAAGGACTACTCTAGTGGGGATGGTATGCTTACAACAGTGTGGGGACCCAGCATGTGGCACTATCTCCATACTATGTCGTTCAATTACCCGGTGAATCCGACCGACGCGGACAAGCGTAACTACAGGGACTTCATACTGAGTTTGCAATACGTTCTTCCATGCAGGCACTGTAGAGAGAATCTCACGAACAACTTCAAGGTGCACCCGCTTCAGGAGTGCCACCTTAAAAACCGGGATGCGTTCTCTCGGTATGTATATAAGCTGCACGAGGTTGTGAACAAAATGCTAGGTAAGAAGTCAGGTCTCTCATACTGCCAGGTCCGCGAGAGATATGAGCACTTCCGCGCGCGTTGCACAGATGAGAAACCCAAGTTATTCAAGTTCGAAAAGAAGAAAAAGGAGAAAGGATGCACTGAGCCACTGTACGGAAAAAAAGCGAAGTGCGTCATCAAAATAGTACCGCAAGAGGAACGTTGTGAGACAATGCAGATCGACGAGAAGTGCGTTAAGTATCGCGGTAGTCCGAAATAATCTAGACTATTTATATAGCAATGGCAACCTGTGCAGATGCGAAAACAATATTGCAACAGCTTACATCAGAAATGATGAGTGTTGACGCAACGAACTTCGATAAACGTCCAGATCTTCAGTCCAGTCTCTTTATGCTAGGTGTGCTTAGCAGCGACGCAGGTTTCGCAGATGAGCTTCAGCTAGCATTGTTCAGAAGCACCAGGACTGACCAGAAAGCAGCGAAATGGTTCATGTCACACCCCGTGTACCAGCGCGGACTTACTCTAGGCCAAGCGATGGCTCAATCGATGGCTCAATCGATGGCCGGTGGGCGTAAGGGACGTGAAGGCCGCAAGCAGCGCGGCGGGCGAAGTCA